AAATAGATTTTGAAAGGAGCATTTACACATGCCACTTCCTACTGCATCAGACGTGCATGTCAACAGACCGTTGACGAATATCTCCATTGCGTACATTCAGGATGCCGCGAACTTCATTGCAACTCGCGTCTTCCCGGTTATTCCGGTGGATAAGCAATCCGACGTGTTTTTCAGCTATCCACTTGAGTACTGGCGGCGCATCAAAATGAAGAAACGTGCTCCCGGAGCTCCGTCCGAAGGGGCCGGATTTGCTGTGGACCCTACGGGCAGCTACTACTGCTCGAAAAAGGCTTTGCACCACGACATTGATGATGACCGCCGTGCAAATGCTGACAATCCGCTCAACACAGAAAAGTCTGTGACTCAATTTTTGACCCAACAGGCGCTGCTTGCACGGGAGCAGGATTGGGCCACGGCGTTTTTCGCTGGTGGTTTGTGGGGGCGTGATTATGACGGAGTTGCCTCCTCCCCCAGTACCAACGAAGTGCTGCAATGGAACGATGCATCCAGCACTCCTATTGAGGATGTGTGGGATGCAAAGGAAACCATTTTGCAGAACACAGGTATGGAACCGAATCGGCTTGTCCTCGGTTATCCGGTTTACAAGGTTCTTTGCAACCATCCTGACATTGTGGACCGCGTCAAAGCTGGTCAGACGCCAGGAGGTGCCGCAGTGGTCGAAGAATCCGATCTGGCCAAAGTGTTCAAGGTGGCGCAGGTACTTGTTATGCGCGCTTCAGAAGAGACAACATTGGAGGGTACTTCGACATTGTCCAGCTCGTTCATTGGCGGCAAAAAGGCATTGCTGTGCTACGCCACTCCGATGCCAGACCTGGAGGTTCCAACGGCAGGCTACTGCTTCACGTGGCGTGGTCTCCTTGGGGCAGGACAAGAGGGCAACCGCATCAAACGTTTCCGCATGGAGGAACTCTCGGCGGACCGTGTTGAAATTGAAATGGCCTGGGATATGAAGCAGATTGCCTCTAACTTGGGCGCATTTTGGGACACCATCGTCGCATAGAAAGGAGCGACTCTTGTGGGCCGTTTACCATCGTTAACATCACCCTATCGGTTCCCGCCAGGCACGCAGTATGTGGCCTTGCGGCACATGATGGTTAATGGTGCGGCATTGGAGAAGGGGGATCTGCTTCCGGCGGATTCCCCTCTTCTGAAGATGCCGCGCCGTATTGAGTACTACATTCGAACACGTTACCTGTCTGTACGGACAGCACCTCCTGCACCACCACCAGTTCCTGTGGTGCTGAAGAAGGTTGCCACAACTAAGCCAGACCCTACTCCTGTCCGTACTGGTAACCAACATTTGGCAGATATGACACTGCTGCAATTACAAAAACAGGCACGTATCTGTGGAGTCTCCGTTGATGGGTCTAAACAGCAGCTTGTTAAACGTCTCAGTAAAGTCATCTGAATGGGAGGAGGTCTACCTGGTAGGAGGTGGCCCCTCTCTGCGAGGTTTTGACTTTGCACGCCTACGTGAGAGGGCAGTTGTCGCTATCAATGATGCTGTCCTCTTCATTCCTTGGGCAACAGCCCTTTTCAGCCTGGATGCGACCTGGATGGATAACAGAATGGACGTGATACGGGCATTTGGTACGAAAGCATATCTGGCTGTTGCCGATGATTATGATGTGCAGAGGCTACCAGAAGGTGTGAACATATACCGGCGTGTGCGCGGTTTGGAGGGATTGAATTTTAGTCCTGGCTGTCTTAACATGGGTGGAGGAAACAGCGGCTTTGGAGCATTCAATTTAGCTGTTCAAAAAGGTGCCCGGCGTATTGTCTTGCTTGGCTACGATTTGCACGCCAGCCATGAGCACTGGCATCAGGGTTACACATGGGGCGGAAAGGTAAACAAAGACAGCCTTTACCGGCACTGGGCAGAGCAGTACACGTACACCATTGGTGACATACAGCGGCTGAAAATTGAGGTTGTGAATGCCTGCCCGCACAGTATGATTGAGTGCTTCCATAAGGTAGGTTTAGAAACTCTACCGCTGCCACCGCTAGGCCTAACGAAATTCTAAAGATACGGTACCAAGGTAACGTTTTCTGGGCTGGTGCAGTACCTAACCCTACCCTAAGATTGGAAGTTGCTAAAAGTACCGTTTCTTTACAACTGTAGTAGATAGGAGAGGTCCTTATGAGTTGGAGCTATACAGGTGACCCATCCGCGCGTGACCTGGACATGGTGCGGTTCCTTATTGGCGATACAGACCAGAACGATATACAGTTGGAAGATGAGACCATTAACGGTCTGCTGGCTGTGTCTTCGGGTACCGCCTTTGCAGCTTTCCGTTGTGCCAATGCGTTGGCTGCCAAGTATGCTCGTCTGGTTAATAAGTCCATTGGCGATCTTTCCATTAGTTACGGCCAACGTGCCGACGCCTACCGCAAATTAGCGAAGCAGCTTCAGGTGGAGGCTTCAGCCTCTTTGGATGCCTATAGTTCCGCGTTGTACATTGCCGATAAGCAGGCGAATGAGGCAGACCCAAGTATTGTTCAACCGCCAATTCGGCGTGGAATGCACGATTATGGTACCAGTGTGACTGAGGAAGAGGCAGAATAATGCCTATTTCAGACTGGCAGGATATGATGCCAAGTACGGTCACCCTTGAGGCAGTTCCCGCACGGGACGATTATGGAAAGCCGAGTAGCTATGCGGCTGCCGAGACCTATCTGGCTCATGTGCAGTACAAGGCAATGAAGGTCACCAGCCGCGTCACAGGAGCAGATGTTGTGGCCAGCGGGGCTGTCTGGCTAAACGAAGTTGTGACCTCTCTTTCTGTGGACGACCGTTTGACATTACCAGATGGAAGCACTCCTCCAATTCAATCGTGGGATATCGGCTACGACGAAAACGGACCACACCATACGAAAATTTACTTTGGGTAGGCCATGGCGAACAATTTCAGATTTGAAATCAAAGGGGATGCAGACCTGCTACGGGCCTTTGAGCTGCTGGGACCTCGTGTGGAGTTGGTTGTAAAAGGTTCTTTAAGACGTAGCGGAGAGGAGATAGCCACAGCCAGCAAATCGAAATATGTCCCCATTGATACAGGGAATCTGATGAACACCATTCACGTTCAGAATGCCGAACGTATAGGAAATGAGATTGTTGTAAAGATTGTGGCTGGTGGGCCGGCAGCGCCGTATGCGGTTCACGTCCACGAAATCAACAAAAATTACCGAAACGGGAGGCAGTGGAAGTACCTGGAGACACCTGCCAAAGAGGCTTACAAAGACATCATAGAAGAATTGCGTGTGTCGGTACTAGAGGCATTGCGAGGATAATATGGTTTTAGATGATATCAAAACAGTCCTCACCACAGCAGCCGTGGTCAATGGGGATACGTGGAGGTGTTTTATTGGCTTCTGCCCAGATACTCAGGATCAGGTTGTCAGCCTACACCTTACAGGTGGGGCACCTCAGAATACGCATGGGGGCGAGAACGCCAGCATTACGTTCCAGGTGCGAGTTAGGACAGCGCGAAAAGAGTACTCTGCGTGCTACACCAAATGGAAGGCTGTGTTAGACGCCCTCCACGATGCGGATTTGTCTGCCTACGGTATTCGTCTTATCCAGGCAATGGCCATGGCACCATTAGAATTCTACGACGAGAAAGAACGGCCTAATATGACCGCCAATTTCACAGTCCTGGTGGATTGGTTATGAGCTACTGGACAGTTCCACCGCAATGGTATGGAGAGCGTGCTGTCATTCTTGGGTGTGGGCCTAGTCTTGCACACGCACCAGTTACCCAGCTCTGCCGAATGAACCGTAGTATTGCCCTAAACGATGCCTACCTGCGTGCCCCTCATGCCGACATTCTTTATTTCTGTGATTTGCACTGGTGGCAAGTGAACGAATGGCAGGTGCGTAATGCCTTTTTTGGTAAGTGGATTGTAACTTTGGAGAATGTGATCTCCGGCGTTCGAAGGCTTCGCAACACAGGACCAATCGGATTAGAAACAGATCCATGTGGTGTGCGGCACGGCAGTAACAGCGGCTATCAGGCTATCAATTTAGCCTACCATTTAGGGGCAAAAGAAATTGTGCTGGTCGGCTTCGATATGCAGACGGTAAATGGGAGGTCACATTGGCGTACAAGAAACGGGGACAACGAAGACAAAGAGCAGCGTGTAATGAAGAACGTCATACTGCCGAAGTTTCAGACACTGCAGAAGCCGTTGGAACTAGCCCGTGTTCGTGTCGTCAACGCGACTCCAGGAAGTGCCTTGACCCTGTGGCCAATTGTGGATCCGCAGAATCTTTTATCATAACCGAAACTTGCCAAGAAGACTCGGAAGATATGGTAACTGTGTCCCTTGTCTTTAGACTGCTCGGCTAGGAGGAATGGTGCATCCTCTGTGTGTCATTATCCCGTGCCGGCGTGGTAGCCGGGCAGAAATTACATTGCGTAGCCTGGCGGTGCAAGATTGCCATGAGTTTGACGTTCACATCGTACAAGACGAAGAATTGCGAGGGCAGGCCTGGGCATTGAACCAGGGGCTTGCCTGGGCACGTGCAGAGAGATACTCCTTTGTGCTGCCTAGTGATGACGACATTTGTTGGGAGCCGCAGGCAATTGGATGGATGCTAAATGCCACCAGGCAGGCACCTCACGTTGATTTTGTGTACGGCACATATGAGATAGGTGGTAAGCCACAATGCGACGTGGAGTTTGATGTTGCCCAATTGCGCCGTGTCAACTACATTAGCACAATGACTCTTGTTAGGTTGGCGTGCGCACCTAATTTTGACGAGAGCCTGGTTCGTCTAATTGACTGGGATTACTGGCTTACGATGGTCGAAAACGGATGTGTAGGAATGCATTGCGGCAGGTTGATTTTTCATACAGCCACGCGATTAGGCATCACAGAATCAGATAAGCAGAATAACCGTATTCGTAAGGAAGCGGTAGCCATAAAGCACAATCTTCCTTTAGAGGCGGTGCTGTGATGCGGCGGTGGAACCCAGTCAACATCAATACGCCTTCGTACTTCAATACGATCTGGCCGCAATGGGAAGGTGCCTCGTTTAACAATCTGCGAATGCGTACCATGACGCGCTCTGTCGTGGACAATTCTGTGGTCCTAGATTTAGGGGCTGGGTATCTTGGGTGCGGTATGTACCTAGCGCAACGGGAGACGTGGAATGGGTCTATTGTCTGCGTGGATTTCAGTATTGAGGCCGCACGAATGACATTGCGGGATAGCATGGGCAAGTTACAATACATTGTGGCGGATGTGTTGTGCGTACCTTTACAGGAGGGACGATTTGATTATGTGTTCGCCGGAGAAATTATTGAACACATGGAACAACCAGAGGCACTGTTAAAGGAGATGAAGCGAATGTTGAGACCAGGCGGCCAGGCTGTGGTTAGTACAGTGGACATGCATTGTGCTACTGCCAAGCGCAATGGCTGTAGGTATCCAGACCATGTTTGGGATTTTACTTGTGACAGTCTGCGAGATATTTGCCGCACTGTGTTTGATTGCGCGGATGTATCCACGTGTGGAAATTATCATATTGGGTGGTTGCAGTGAAGGTAGTCATTTACACTCTAACACGGGACAGATTGGCGCTGACGCAACATTGCTTTAACTCCTTGCGGAAACGTGCTGGTCATCCGTACATCCATATCGTTTTAGACAATGGCTCTAAAGACGGGACGGTTGACTGGCTTCGGTTGTCCAATGTGGCGGACGAAGTTGTGGTTTTGCCAAAAAACGTCGGTATTGCCTGCGGCTGTAATATGCTACGTGAACTTGTTATGGCCAATAAGCCCTCCCTTGTCATTAAAATGGATAACGATTGTGAGATCCTGACAGCAGGGCTGCTGGATCAGGTAGTAGATCTGTATGATAGGTTGTGCAAGAGCTACTCATTTGAACCACGCCAAATGCCTGTGCTGTCTCCACACGTGTCTGGGATCCGCACGCAAGTCCACAGGCAGCATATCGAAAATCTTTGCAGTCATGAGATCGGGTGGACTCAAATTGTTGGCGGCTTATTCCATATCGTACCAATTCAGCATTATGAACGGTACCTGTATGATGAGTCGTTACCGTTGGCCTATGGTAATGATGGGCACTTTTGCAAATGGCTACGAGGGGAGGGTGTGCCAATTGGGTACATTGAGGACTTGCATGTGGCCCACTATATGACAACAGACGGGCAGGAGGCGGCGATGCCGGAGTATTTTAAGAGGAAGCGTATAGAGGAGGTACAATTGTGAACCTAGAAAATAGGATTGATAGAATTCGAAAGCGGGCCGGAATGGCGGATTGGGAGAAGGGAGTACACCCCTAGTGATACGTGTTCGTCAAATAAATATCAACACACAAGAGAACTGGGACAAGATTTATGGGACACCAGAATCGGCCCGGAAATGGACCCAATGGGGCGCGGAAGACCTTGTGCAAATTGTGTCGTCCGCCATATTACCAGGAGAGACAGTTTTAGATGTGGCCACAGGCGCAGGAATTGGGCCTGAACGTATTGATAGACAGACCAAAGATGTAACTTGGTGGGGGACGGACGCATCCATAGCGGCAATTAGGTTCCTTCGCTATCATAATGCTGTGAATTGGCGTATGCTATTGCAGTGGGACATCGCAGAAGGTCCGCTTCCATTGCTGAATGGCTGCGTGGATGTGGTGATGTGCACAGAACTGCTTGAACATCTTGAGAATCCGTCTGCTGCTGTGGCCGAACTGGCACGGCTGGCATGGCGGGCTATAATTGTTACGGTGCCACGTGAGAATGTCGTAGATACAGAGTATCACATCTGGAGCTTCACAGAAGGCGATGTGGAAAGATTTCTGCGGCCGTATGGGGCAGTGAAGACCTCGCTGGCCCGCAGCCGCAGACAAATTGTTGGAATTTGTTTGAAAGGATAAATAACACGACCTATGCCAATAGACATGAGTTATTCTAGTGGTTCTAGGCACCTGCAAGGTGTCCAGAACTAATCAGTATGTCCACTGGGAGATGCACTAGTGCTTCAAGTCATTGTTACCAGCTACGCCAGGCCCAAATACCTACAGCTATGCCTTAAGTCACTACGGCAGGATGACATCCGACTTTACGTTGTGGATGGTGGATCGGATGCAGAAACTTGCCAAATCATCCGCCGTATGGCTGACGATGCGCTGTTTCTTACTGGAAACCCAGGAGCCGATTACCTAAAGACGGCAGGCATAAAGGCATTTGTCCGGGATAGGGAATTCATGCTCACGTCAGATGACCTTGTCTACCCGTCTGGCTATTCATCTCAGTTGCTCAGGCAATACGAACATCTGAACCGTCAGGCATTTGCAGATGATAGATGTGTTGATTGGACATTCTGCGCTTGCAACTTACCATACATTGAGAAGAAAGTAAGATGGCAGGTGGTTGACGGCATAGAACTAAGACAGGAGGGAATTCTACAGGTGGCGGGTGCCATTATCGACACAGAGGTATGTCGGCAAGTCGGTTATTTCCCAACACAGTATGGAAAGAGCGGACAGGGTGACCGGGCTTTCAGCAAGCGGTTGCGCGACATTGGTGTAAAGATGTGTTACTTCCGACGTCCTATTGTTCAGCACATTGGAGAGAACAAGGCTGTAGACTACCCAGAATACACGGCGGAGTTTAATTTGGATGAAGCAGCCAACATCAAGTTAGCTAACACAGACGCATTGGCATAAAAGGGGACTACTCGCGTACTTGGAGCTAAACCAGAGACATGATATACGTACTTGACCTAGACGATTTCCATCAACAGAACGCTGCCCACGTACTTCCTATGCTGGCGGCTTTGCGGGGTGTCTACCCAACATTCCGAGTGACCCTGTTCACAATTCCACGTCTTTGCACCACAGAATTCATTAAAGATATGCAAGCCATAAGCTGGATTGACATTGTCCCACACGGATGGGCGCATAGGACCAGCAAAGAGTGCGCAAATTGGACGGCAGAGCAGATGGGCGAATGTCTGGATAACATTGAGTCCATGGGATTTCTGACCCGTGGTTTTAAGGCTCCAGGCTGGCAGATTAGCGACGCCTGCTACCGTGTGCTGTACGAACGTGGGTACTGGCTGGCAGATAAGGAGTACAACAATGCCCGCCGTCCACGTGGGTTACCAGTTTACCTACTCGATCAGCCGTGGAAAATTCATGGGCATGTGGGCAGTACAATAGATAATGACTTAACGCGAATCTATCCAAAACTGCTCTCCTTACCGGTTGATACAGAATTCTGCCGTGTTCAAGGGTTTGCACTGCCATGGCGTCTGTAAAGTTTGATATTATCATTCCGCACTATGGCCTGGATGCGACTCTTACGCGGCTGTGTAGAAATTGCCTGCTGTCCATAATTCGGTACAGCCAAGACTTTCGCATCATCTTTATTGATAACGGCAGTTACGACACTGAGGAGGTTTACGAAATACTAGGACGAAGGCCACACCTGCTTGTTCGCAACCACTGCAACATTGGATTTGTGCAGGCCGTTAATCAAGGATTCTTATTGTCAACAGCAGAATACATTGTGGTGATGAATAACGACACACAGGCCGTATCTGGATGGCTTAGTGCCTTACAGTCTGGTTTTAGGTTGCAAAGTGACGTTGGAGCAGTAGGACCACGGACAACGGCGGACTCGTGGCAAGGACGTACACCTTGGCGCGGCGCACCTCGAATCCTCCCCAAAGATGGAATGCTGGCTTTCTTCTGCGCCATGTTTCGACGTGATGTGATTAAGCACGTTGGAAATTTGGATGAAAGTTTTGGCGTTGGCCTTGGAGACGATTCCGATTACTGCCGTCGTCTCCATTTGGCAGGGTACAGATTAGCGCTTGTACCAGACCTTGTCATACCTCATCACCATCGCAGCACATTCAATGCTGTGTATGGAGTAAGACGGGTGAGTGAGATGCAGCTAGAAGCATTGGACAGGTACAACAGGAAATGGACGGTATAACACTCATAACACCAACAGGTGGCAGGCCACAGGCATTCGCCTTATGCGAGCAGTTCATGCTGGCCCAGACTTACAGTGGGGCACTGCAATGGATTGTTGTAGATGATTGCCTTCCGCCAACTGCTTGCAGCGCACATCAGTTACAGGTGGTGCCAAATCCGTATTGGTCTCCTGGGCAGAACACACAGGCCAGAAACCTGTTGGAGGCTATTCCACACGCACAGTACGATTGTATTGTCATTATTGAGGATGATGACTATTACGCTCCTCGTTACTTGGAGTACATGGTGGGGCTTCTACAGAGTGCGGACCTTGTCGGAATTTCAAACGCCCAGTATTACAATGTGCGGACCCGCACATACCGGCAGCACAGCAACACGCATCATGCCAGTTTGTGTTCAACAGCCATGCGTCGATCTGTGCTTCAGATGCTACAGGTGGTCTGCCAGGAAAAGGCAAAGTGGATAGACATAGAACTGTGGGCTCGATGGAGTGGTTCAAAGTCCCTAAAATCGCCTTTTAATCCTGCGCTTGTGGTAGGTATCAAAGGGCTGCCTGGACGTCCAGGCATCGGACGTGGGCATATAATGAACCCAGAGCATGGCTATAATACAGATAAAGATCTGCAAATGCTGACAACATGGATAGGGGAAGCCGCTAGGCAATACAAAAATTACTACAAGGGGGCGGTGAATGGACATTCAGCTTGAGGCATTTGAATGGCGCGGGTCGAAACGATTTCGTTGCCCAGACTGTGAATTTGATGGCCCTACGGTTCCTGGTGTTCTCAAGCACTGGCTTGAAAGTCACAAGCCGCAAGAAGCCATGGCCGGCCCAACACTATTTGACAGCGAAGAGCGACCTATAGAGAGGACCATATATGCCCACGGATTTGAATTACCAAATTTCGTCCCCGGCACTACACTCGGCGAGAGTGCTGATGCGGAACTACACCTTGGACGAGATTGGGACAATAGCAGCGACAGAGAGTAACGTTGCCACCATTATTGACGTCAGTACTCAAACGTTCCGCCTTCTGCCGTGTGTGAATGCCATTGTGGCTGCTGCCAATTGGGTTGACAGAAATAACCTACGGCAGAATATGGAGCGCCTGCGAGCGGCTGTTGAGGCCATCCGCCCTGTCGCCGAAAATGTGCCTCACTACAAAGAACCGAACGGTAACGGTCTGCCAAATTCTTACGTCGTACCAGCACCAGCCTTACATGCGGCCCGCGCTTTGGCAGGGCAATTTCTGTTCACAAGGAAAGCCAAGCTAGAAGCAACAGAGCGAAACATTGCCATACTGATAGATGTCTGCAGTGGCATTGGCAGAATAGTAGAATCGATTAATTCGCTTGTGACATACACGTTGGCTCCGCGTGCGCAAGAAATTGGTGAGCATCTGGAACTATTACGTAATGCCCTGTGTGCTGTCGAAGTTGCCCGTAACCGCATGCCATCTGAATCGCAGGTTGCCCAAATTACATTACGCAAAAAGAAGGACATAGAAATTCATTTGACTCGTAAGCAGATTAGTGAGGCTCACGCTTTGGCTGTGAAAGTCTCTTCCGCGAGTACAGTAGAAGAGCAGACCCGCTTGCTTAGAGCAGCAGGTATGGTTAGAATTTGAAGTACCACCTTAAGGAGGTAGGCAGATGGCAATTAGAAGTGCAAAAGGCACATTGCAAAAAATCGGTGACGGGGCCAGCCCGGAGGTATTCGCTACCATTGGACAGGTTCGGTCCATTTCCGGTCCAACCACAAAGGCCACTGTGCAAGACGTGACGACGCACAGCACAAGCGGCAATTGGATGGAGAAGTTGGCAACACTTATTGATCCTGGTACCATTTCGTTTCCAATCAATTTTGATCCGTTAGATGCCACACACGCATTCGTCACTGGCATGTGGGCGGATCTGATCGCCTTGACGGAACGAAACTTCACCACAACCTTCCCGGCTGCAATGGGGACACTCGCGTATGCCGGGTACGTCACAGGCCACGGATTCGATTGCCCTGTAGACAACGTACTACAGGCCAGCATCGAAGTCACTATCACAGGAGCAATTACAGCCTCGTAAGGATTTGAAATGTCAATTAACCCAACGGCGAAACCGCTTCACGTGGAGATTGGAGGCCACCAGGCCACCATCCACTTCGACCTGAACACACTTTGTGCCTTTGAGGAGGCGACAGGTAGGTTCTTCCTCGATTTTCTTACATCACTACAGCCATTGACGTTGGAGGCGGCACAAGACGCCGCCTCCAATACAGGTCCACCTGACAGCCCACAAGCCGCATTTGCCCTGGAGAAGACTGCTGTTGAAATATTACGGAAAATTGGAATGCGGGATGTACGGGCACTGATTTGGGCTGGATGGCACACATACGATGGAGGTGACGAGCCCGTCTGGCCGTTCACAATTTCCCAGGTAGGTGCCATGTTGGATGCTGGGGCTTTGGTTCGGCTTCTACCTCAAATACTGCATCACAGCATCGCCAATTCTGTAGATAAGGAGGAGTCGGAGAAGGTTCGCCCTACGCACGGGGAAGGCACCATTCCCCTAAGTCATTCTCCTCGAAACAGTGGTGGGGGCACGTATGGGCCATCGGACGAGTCCATCTTAAACTCAATGACGCCCAAATCGGCCGCCTTACCATCCTCGGGTTCACCACCCTCTGTGAGCAGAAATTCGAAGAAGACTTCACACGCATAAGGTTAGGTGACATCCGTGCCTATCGTATTGTGGCGGCCATTGCTGCCCTGGGGGGCGTCAAACGTGTTCCTCCGGGTGACGTGTTCGCCAGCCTAAACGGCATCGAATTGGAAGAGCCAGCTGAGGACGATAGTGAGGAGTCGTTAGCCGAAAGCTACCGCAGGTTCCGCCATATGCTGGATAGCGCCTCTATAGGCTGATTATTCACCCTGAAACGAGTCGTCGGTGGCCCGTAGCGCTGTGTTCAGACTTTTCTGGGTGCAATCCGACCCTCCAGCCTTTGAACAGGCCTTAGAAACGAAAAAAGCCCCAGTCCTGAAGGTTCAAACCCTCCAGGGCTGGGGCTTTTCTTATGTTACCGGCGTCCCATCACTTGCCGCACCGCTGGAACATACTGCTGCTCCAACAGTTCTAAGACGCCCTGGGCATTATCGTGCTCAAAGCCGCGCAGCACCTGGGCATCACCTCCACTTTCACGGTTGGCAGCTCTCACATGGCTGTCGTGGTAGGTCATGCCGTTCAGGATATGCGCCATTGTACCCTGGCTAAATTGGGCTCCTGGCTGATGCTGTGTGGCATCAATAACGGCATTCAGCAGCGGTTGCTGCCGATCAAGCTGGTTAAACATCCGCTCGGCCAAATATCTTTGACTGGCTTCGGCCTGGAGGACACGCTCAATCACATCGGCCCCTACGCGGCGTTCCTCTTTGGAGTCAGGTTTGATAGCACCTAAGGTGGCGGCTTCAACCACCTTGGCCCAATCCTCGTCTTTGGTTAGGAGATACTGCGCCAGGGCCAACCGTAGGACCGCAGGAGTGGCCGGAACCTGATAAAGCGGACGGACGCGGTCCAGGTACTTGTGAAACTCCTCGCTGGCCGTACGCATATAGTCGATGGCGTTCATAATGCGCATCTCCGTCAGCCCTGTGCTGTGGGGGACACGAACACGGCCCGCAGTTACGCAAACGACGGCTCCGTTGGAGCAGGCGAGGCGGAAGGCCTGTGCTGTCAATTTTGTTGCGACACCACAACCATGGCCGCTGCGTAGAACGATGTTCATCCCATAAGTGTCCCCGACCACAACATCTTCTAAGATGTGACTGGAAGCCACAGCCCAAATAAGACTGCCGCCGTTCATGTGGCCCATGCGCTGCACAGTCGCCTGGATTTCATTGGCGAACTTCACAGTCATATCTATTAGTTGTTGGTTGGTGTGAGGAACGAAGTCTTCTGTGACGCTACGCACTGGAATACGTTCCTGTGTGCCGGACTTGTACAGCCAGTACTCGCCAGGAACATCAATGATTCCGCCCTTTGGGCCCTTGGCGGCGGCCTCCACCTTGACTGGATTCCACATCAGGCCAGCCATCTCTCGGATTAGCTGTGCATTGTTGTTTGCCGTTGACACGTCCGCTCCTAGACCACGGTAGGGTGTGGGGACATTCGTTGTCAGGGCTGCTTGTGCATATTTTTTTCCTGCCTCTGTTATTTGATCTCCAGCGGTGAATGAGTGTGCCTTTGGAGCATCCGTATTTGTATTGGCAGCAACGGGATCCGCTGCTGCATTGACAATCTGGTTCAAAAGTTCCATCTATGTATCCTTTCACTATTTCTGTCCGTGTTTGTTGCTCCACCCAATGCCCACACCGCCTATGTCAGATCCTGTGACGGGGGCGGACTTCCTCCGTTAGCGCCACAAGGCTAATGGGTGCAGTTGGCTGAGTGGAATTGCGGTTTTCGTACACTGCACCATTGACTGCAATATAACGCTGATCTCCCGCCAAGAACTGTGTCAGAGCGGTAGACAAAACGGGGTTCTGCTCCACTTGCGCCATGGCCAGTCGGTTCTCCAGGTGGTTCTGAAATTGTCTCGGTCCGTATAGGGCGGGAGCGCGTCTGAACGCACACATTCCATCTTCATTTTGGCCTGTTGGAACGTATGCAACAACATAGCACTGCCTCCTAGCAGCAGCTGCCATTTTTAGTCTCTTTGATTTACTCATCTTCATGGTTTTTCTCCTCCTAGTGAACAACAAATGGGACGTGCGTGGCATTCCTGGTGGCTCCTACGACAAGTGGGTACTCTGCCCATCGCCAATAGTCATTCCACAGCCCCCAGGCATACGCATGCTGCCCCAGGAACGCAGTCCATCCTCCTATATAACCTGCCCCGGCGCGCCAAATCAACTTTACAATCCAACCTCTCAACCCAACATCATACACCACTGCGACGGATCCTATTCGAAGGATCCGTGTTCTTCCGAATTTTCTTAGCCTTACCAGCATTTCGATCTCCTCGATACTTACGGGCCAATTTGGCCCGTAGCCTACGCCATTGCTCGGCGTCCCGGAATTCGCCAGCTCGTCTCTCATACGGTCAGCCTCATCCCCCCATTCTATCCCCTGATGTCGTACTGCGTCCCACGTAGGCGCTGTGCCAGGGCATTGCACATGGCATGTATGGCCTCTGGATCTCCATCCAACCAGTTGAATACCTCACGTGCCAATGGAGCTGACATGGAACCAGCAAAGCCTCCACTTAGCCATGTCAAAAGGGTGTCCTGTCCTTGTGGTTGTCCGCATTCGCTATCTGCAATTCCACGCCGCTTCCCTACGTCATCGAGTTGCTGCCAGACCCCGTTGCAGCGTGGCAATAGGAATTGGCGCATTAGGAACAATGATTTGGCAGGTGTGGCCACCTTTTCGGAGTGGACTGTGTCACCATTGCAGAGCAGCACAGCCCGGTACTCGGTTGGCACACCTTCCAATTGAGTAACACGAAGCTCCAACGTCATCTTTAGTGTCATTGCTGATCTCTCCTTCCTAAAATCCTCCGCGTAGACAGTGCTTGGAAATCACAGACAACAGATGGTCGTAGCTACCGCTCATTGCATCATCAATGACCTTCTGTATCTCCTCCTCTGGCCATTTGTCAGCTTTGGCGGCCTGTCGAAAACGGCCCAGGATGGCAAACGCATTGGCGTCCATGCCAACCAATTTCATTCTTAGTTTCTTCCGTTTTGCCATTGTAGCACCTCACTGAGCGGCGGTCCGCTGACTCCGATGGGCGTTGGGCGCAGCGGCATTAGGTACAGTCCGGTTGCGGTAAATTCGCCTCTCTTCGGTATTGAAGCAGGAGCGACAAATTACCAATCTACGGCCAAGCTGGCTATGGCGCCATTGCCGTTTGTCAGGGTGAAGTCTCTGTCCACACTGGGCACAATACTTCACCACTGAAGATGTTGCCATATTAGGTCTCCTTTCATATTTGGCTATCGCCTACGGTTAGGCCTGTGCCTAACCGTTTCGACCAGGAGCCACCTAGGTCTCGTCAGGGTGAA